TATTCCTGCGGAGTTGTACGTCACCAGCAAGTCGTTGCCCAACTTGTGCAGGGCGGTCATGTTAGAAAAACCCTTCGAAAAGGGTTCCCATACTTCTTTAGGTATCGCCTCTGACAGAGGCCAGTATGCGTGTACCCCGCCGCCTGAAGCCACCATCCAAGGCTCCCCCAACGCAGACAGTCCTGTCTTCTCACAGAAATCTAAGATTGCTTGTGCGGCAAGTTTTGCTGATGGGTATGCACGCTTGGCAATAATACCCTTGGCGTTGGGTACATCTTTCGGGTGATTGCAATCCACATCTATAGCCACACACTTAAACATGTGTGAGTTTTCTTTTTCTCGACTGCTTGTCGTGCCATACGTACCGAGCGCAAAGTACGTGTCCTTCTTCTGTTCCTGCCAAAGTCTTAGTGTTGTTTCAAGTTCTTGTATCTCCTGCACGTATACGTGCTCTAGTTTTTTTGTAGTCAGTTCTACCATGCAGTAATAGCCATTACCACTAGTGGGTAGAACCGCCGCTAAGAATTCAAGCGGTTCCATAAGCGTCCTTGGTTTTTTAGTTATTCGAACAGATTAAGCTGTTTCCGATTTTTAGGCTGGAGCGTTTCTTCGGGGGGAAACGATTCCTCGGGAGCCAGCGCGGTGAACCGGCGCAGTAACTCCATCTGCCAATGCGGAGGCAATCCTGTTTTGTCCTCATCAAACCAAAGGGCACAGTACCGAATGAACTCGTGGTTACTTAAGGTACGAGGTTGTAGTGTTTGCATATTTTTTTCCAAGCGTCGTTTGCTGAATGTGAAGTTTTGAGGTAGGTCAGAAGTGTCTCAACGCGATGCTCGTAAGCGGGGAAGATGTCCCCACCAAAGTACCAGTTGTACACAGTCTGCCGAGATACACCAAGCGATTTAGCCACACGCACAACAGAGAAGTTGTGGTGCGCCGCCCATCTACCAAGTTGGTTTCCCATAGTCTTGGGAGAGCGCATGATGCCGTCGATTGTTGTTTGTGAGTAAGCCATGACACGGGGGCCGAAGCCCCCTCTCCTTATTCGTCGTCCCAGTCAGACACAATGTCAGCTAACTTGCCCTTTTTGGCAGGTACAGCAGACGGCTTGGTTGCAGTGCTACGCTTCTCAGGTTCTTCGCTTGCTTCAGTAACAGGAGGCTTACCAGCAAGCGCTAACTTGGGAGCAGGTGTCTTCACGCCATCGGTTTGCGCCACAGTCATAACAACTGCACGCTGTGCTTCAATGGAGTCACCTTGCGTCTTCACAATCGCATACTCATCTTCAGTCAGCCAACGCGTTGCTTTGAAATGCAACTTGGGAGCCTCGGCTTTCGTATCAAAGCGCATCTCGGTCACAATCTGTTCCACGTTAACGGGGTTGGACTGCATGGCGAGAAACTTCACATACGCTTGTAAGGGGCGCTTGTCCCCATCTTCTTTACCAAACACCGATGTGGCGGGTAAAGTTAGTTGCAACACATCCCCATTAGGATTGTTCTCCAGCACTACAGCAAGACGCTGTTGGTAACGACACGCACGGCTGTTTCCCTGACCTGAACCCGCTACGTTCTGTGAACATGTCATACATGTATCAGACTGCCTATGTTCGGCTGTTGGGTCAGGACGCTCACCATCATTGCTCCAGCAGTCAGGTCCTGTGATGTTGTCTGCATCGTAAGACTTGGCGTAGAAGATACGGCTAATTTTCGGAGCCGCTTTCACAACAATGATATTTAGATAGCGCTCGTCGATAGCCGCCATCTCTTTGCCGCCAGCAATTAAACGAAACACACCACCCTTGATGGATATGCGTTTGATGCCAGCGTTGGTACTGCCGCCTGCTAAGGCGCGTGTGTTATCCGATATCTCGTTGTTACGAGCAAATGCGGGGACGTTTGAGGGGGAAAAAAGTGTTAAATCAGACATATAAAAAGCTCACTTGGTTGGTTTGGTTACACGGATTTCAAACTCAGTTACTGAGTTCAAACCCGGCGGTACTACGCCGGGATTTTCTTCGAGGTACTTAGCCATGTTCGACTGAGCAATACGTTTCTCAAGCAAGTCAACGACTTCATTCTCAAGAATAAACTTCTTGAACGAGTCCCAGTCTTGCGTGTTGTATCGCGTCTTGTTAAACATAGACACCGTACCAAACGAAGTCTTGATAGATGTGACGCCCTGCGCCTTCATCGAATCTTTGATTGCAAATCTAATCTCATCTTGTTGTGCTGTGAGTGTCTCGACTTGGGTGTCGTACTCCAGCGTCAACTCATCAATCCGCGTTTTTATCTTACGATATATTTTCGTAAGTGTTTCGAGCGGAACAGTTTCTACTTCCATTTACTTCTCCTGTTATTTTGTCTAAGGTTGGACATTCTACACATTTAAATTTTGTTTGCAACTCCTTTATGAATTTATTTCTATCTCGAACATTTGCGTAAGAAGTGTGTTATCACTTACTTTCGCTTCCAAGGCTTTAAACATCTTCTTCTCGATGGGACTGCCCTGTATATGGATGACGGTTACCTTGTCTGAGTTCTGTCCTTTGCGGTCAGCACGGGCGATGCACTGCACGTATTGCTCCACGCTCATCAAAGGTCCGTAAAACACCACTGTGTCAGCCGCTGTGAGTGTCAGTCCGTGGGCGGTAGCCTGCGGTTGCATAACAAGGATGCGGGGGTCAGATTCGTTTTGGAACCTGCGAATGATGTCGGCACGTTTAGGGGGTGTGATGCCCCCGTGAATCGTCTCAGCGGTGATGTGGCGCTTTTGTAAGTGCGTCATGATGGTGTCGATAGTGCTACGAAACAATGCGAATATCAACACCTTGCGGTTTGTCTCGTCCAGTATTTCTTCAAGCACTGACAGACGAGGCGCTGAGTCAAACTCCACAACACTCTTGTCATCGGCATACGCCGCACCACAACTAATCTGTAACAGCTTACTCAGACTAGCGGCAGCATTAACTGCTGTGATTGTCTCGCCTGCGGCTTGCACAAGCATACGTTCTTTGAGTAGGTTGTAGTACTTGGCTTGCTGTGGTGTGAGTGGCACTTCGCGTGTGGTTGTGAGTACGGGGGGCAAGTCCAAGCACTGCTCTTTAGTAAACCGAATGGCGGGTTGCAACGCTTGGTGTACTGTCTCAGGCGCGTTGGCTTTTGCCGCCCATTTGTACAGCGTTATCTTATTCATCACTTGGTCACGCCAGCCTGTAAAGAACCTTGGCACACCATCGGGGTTCACTATCTTTGCTAACCCATACGCGTCTGCGGGCGACTGCGATGCTGGAGTGCCTGTCATCATCCACACGTGGCTGTCGGGGCGAATGATTGAGCGCAATGCTTTCCAGCGTTTAGTCGTTACTGTTTTATATGCGTTGGCTTCGTCCACAATGATTAAATCAAACCGCCCATCTGCAATCAACTCATCGGCTATCAAATTCAAACCATCGTAGTTAGCAATGACAAACTCGTAGTCTTTCTGAATCATCTCAATGCGGCGACTAGCCTGCGGGTGGTGAGCCACAACGGCAGAGCGATGGATGATGCTGTTGTTTAGGTCAGCAAGCCATGCAGACTGCATGATGGAGAGTGGGCACAGTACGAGTACTCTGCGAATCTCTTTGCGCACCATGAGGTAGTCAGCCGCCCATAGCGCTGACAATGTTTTGCCTGTGCCGGGTTCGCTAAAACAAAACGCTTTCCTGTGCATAGTGAGAAACGCCGCAGTATCAATCTGATGCGCCATCGGTTTAAACCGCCCCGGCCAGTTGTACTTGCGTGTGATAGGCGAGGGCACATCTTTGACACCTAAGTTTCTGAGTACCCGCACCTCATCTAATCCCCAATATACCGCTATCTCGTATGTTCCTTCTTGTTCGCTGACTATCCTATGTTTTGGAATGATGCTGTACTTGTGTGGGTTGCGTGTCTTAAACACCAACGCCTTGTCTTCTAAAATTTCCATTACTTCTCCGTGTTTTTATTTGTTGTCGCCTTGGTTTGCACTCTTACTTCGCAGTCTAAGGTTACCCTTGGTTGACTTACCGCCTTTACGAAGCGGTTTGATGTGGTCGATGTCTTTGCCTGCGCGGTCAACACCTTTAGCATCGTATGCACGCCGCGCTCGTTGTCGCTCATGTTGGTCAGAATCAGGACCGGACTTGCCAGTCTTGAGGTCTTGTTTGTATTCTTTTTTATAATCGCGTGTAGCCATGATTTACTCCTAGTGTTTTGGATGGTTCTCACAAGTGGTAACAGGACACCACGGGCACAAAGGCGATGGTCTTGGATTCCATACCCCTGTCTCATGCGCCTGCTCGATACGCGCAACCCGTTGGCGATACTCCCACCACTCGGCTTGCGTCTGGTCAATGGTCATGTTGTGCTTGACCATATCATTCTTCACGACGAACAGCAATGCGGCGTTGACCTTACGCACATGTGGGAAGTGTGCAAATATCATCAGCGCCATCAGCTTTAACTGGTCGCGGTCAGGGTAACGGTTGTTACCTGTTTTGTAGTCAACCACCCATGCCGTTAGGTTCTCATCATCCAGCACGATAAGGTCAGCAATACCGCGTACCCACACGTTCTTATCCATGAAGCCACATGCGTCGAGGTTAGCTGTTACGCCCATTTTGTGTTCACCCAGTTTGCGACCGGGCTTGGCAAGTAAAGCGTCCAACGTATCCTTGGCGTAATCAAACTGAGGGGGTAGGGGTGTGCCATTGACCACATAAAACTCTGCGGCTTCATGGAACTGTGTGCCGTACTTTGTTGCCTCTGTCTCTTTGAACTGGTAGTTCTTTAAGACTTTAACTTCTTGGTAACGGCGAGGGCAACCCTCATAGTCCTTGAGAGATGAGTGACTCCATGTGACTGCTTTCATTAGAACCTCGCTGATTTAATTGCTGCCGCTAATCGCATGGCAAAGCCTTCAACAAAACTCTCACGGCTGTTGAGTCTGTGCTCACCCATATCTTGCAGAATAGCGTGTACCAGTTCATGCCAAAATGTTTCTTTGACTTCTGATTTGCTAAACCGTTTGCCTGTATGGTTGTCTTTCAAACTGATTTTGATTTTCTGTTCGGGGTAGTGGACTTCACCCATGTCGCCTTTGTCTCGCATTGCTTCGACAACCTCAACCGAGTACCACTTCTCACCGACTTTAATTTTTCTCGGTATCACTGCTTGCATACTTCTCCTAGTTTTTAGCTAACCCATAACGTCGGTTTGCACCGACCTCCGCATTCAAAGGAATGCCCTTCATGTATGGCGGCTCCATACACATCTGCGCCAAGACCCAAGTCTTAGCGTCATCCACTTCACTGTCGGGTACGACAGCAATCAATTCATCGTGAACAGTGCCTGCGATTGGGTATTTCTTTGACACCCGTCGCATCCCATCCGTCATCACCACACGCGCAATGCCCTGCGTGACATTGTTCGTAACCTTGCCTGCGTAAAGTTTGGTAGCGTCTGGCCCGTATATCCACTGGCTCCTACCTTTCTCGTCCTTCTCTTGTCGCAGGTCAGGGTAGAGCAAGCTCATGCCGTTGGGCAAAACTATCTCCCCCTTCTTGAAGGTAATACATTTATACACGAACTCTTTGCCATCTGCAAGCGATGTTTGAATCAGGCCAGA